GAGCCACGAGACTCACCTTGCTCATAACGTTCTCCATGAGTTGTAATACCGACGTTCCCGTAGGTACGGGCATGGCATTCCGAGAATTTCTCCTTGTACTCGGGTGCGAAGAACCTTCTCCCCACCGCAAGCTCAAGAGCTCGGCTTAAAGCGTTTACGAAACCGTCCATTCGTGAAATATCTGGACAACAAACCTTATTAGAGAGAGCGGAAATACTCGCGACCTTATCAGCAATATCCTTCGGAGAGCGTCCAAATGCATAACACGACATTTTCTTGAGCTCGTCCATCAAGGGGTAAATGAAGTGTGCATAGTCTAGCTTATCCTTAGGGTTGAATGTAGAAATATTGCGGGGGTCGGTTGGTTTTCCGTATCCTTCTCTCTTCATGAAGGTTTTCAAAATCTTAGACACATTTGCGAGGAAACCTGCAGCTTCTAAATCTCTCTTTTGACCGGGCTTCGTCTGACGTTCCGCAACACTATCGTAGTCATAGGGGACTCCGGTGTGAGGGGATGTCAGCAAACGCGACACGAACTCTGCAACCGTTCGTTGCTTCGTGGGCGTCATCTTAAAATCTTTCAAGATGGCTGCGGCTTGTTGTTGGGGGATCAATACTCTTCCTAAAATTGATTGTTCTGAACTTGATTTGTTGTTTACTGGTACGAACGCTGGTGGTACAAACGCGTTAGCGAATGGCACCATCAGCGGCTTATCGCTAGGATCCGGAGCACTGTACGCCATCAGCGTCAGCTTCGGTACTTCGACAACCGACAATTCGTCAACATCAAAGTCGACTCCGTGGTTGAAGAAATCAGTAAGAATTGGGGCAACAAGATCTTTATCTGGGTGAGATGAAATGGCAGATTTCACCTGATAAATGTTCAGAATGTTCTTAGGAGAGACATTCCGAGTGGAAAGGAGAGATTCGAAACTACTGGCTGGGATAGTGCAGGAAAACTCAGCGCCAACACGGGCTACCGAAACCGTCTTTCCAGTCTTACTCGTCACCTTAACTTTCGCAAAACCCCTGCTGACTGGAGAAAGGAGTTGAAGCGGTTTTCCCATCCAG